TTATTTTTTATCATTAATAATTTCAACAATATCTCTCAATAATTTATTTAAGTCATTCTTATGTCCCAATAACCTATTCATTTCTCCGTCAATCGAATCTTGAGTAGCCCAACGAATGGTTCTTCCTATTTTATGCAGTTCCGGTGTTCGAAAACGTTGTTCAAAATTATCAACTGTATGTAAAACGTCCCAGATTTTCTTTGTGGCAGGATTTTTTGCATCACTAAAATTTTTTATAAAGAAAGAACGTACTTTAGTTGCAGCAAATGTTTTATCAAACATTTCCGGTGATTCTAAAAGAACTGCTAACCCCATTAATTTTTCCCAAAGTGCACGAATTCTAATAATTGCATTGTTAATATACATATAACGCTTAAACCTTGAAACAGAGTCCTTTTGCGTACTACTTGCTAATTGGAACATATCATAATCTATTGCAAACCATATTGTCTTAATATCAACAAGCATACCAATTAATTTGTGCTCATATTCCTCTGCTATGTTTATGTTATCAAACAAATCATTTATATTGAATTCTTTAAATGGAACAATCAACCCAATCGAGTCACTAAATTCATCACACATTCTGTCTATATCTTCTAAATTAATATTATCTTTTTTACTAACTAATGTGGAGTCCACTTCTGAAACCAACCGTAAATGTGCATCCTTTAATAAATCTAACAATTCTTGATCATCTTGATTACAAATTTTTAATTGTTTGTTCGACAAGATACCAGTTTTACCTTCTATTATTACTGGTATTGTGAGATTTTCAGGCAACCAGCCTTCCACATCCTCTATAGATACACCGTCTATTTTCACAACTTCTGCCATGTGTTCTCTGTCGCCAGAAAATTTTATTTGTTTTTTTTGCAAATTCTTTTTAAAATCGGATAATCCCGCAAAACCAAAACCAGATTCGAGTAACACCTTATTTGAAAATATTAGTGAAATATTCATTGTTTCTAATCTCCTTTATATCAAATGAATTGCTGAGAAAAATACCACTAATGTTAAGTATTATTCATCATTAATTAAATAATACATCATTTTACATTTATCTAGTTAACTATTCCCAATCACCACTCCAACCAATTATCTATTGATGGTCTACTAGAACCACATTGTGGAAGGCAATCACGTTCATTTAGCCAGTTATAAAACGGTACTGGCCGTTCTTTATAAGGAGTTTCTTCTATAGATAGCGAATCGTTCATCTTATTGCTTAGACGCTCTGTAGCTTTGTTAAAAGCACCTACAAACACAGCGCGTAATGTACTAGCTACAGTCAAAGTACCTTCTTTAATATCCATTGCAATCTTGAATAGAACATTTTTGGCTTTAATGAAGTCAGGTGCATTTTGAACCTGTGCAGCTAATACAACCTTGTGTAATTCATCTTTCAAGTTATCAGCCAATGGCAAGCTATTCATGAAATCAAATAGCATCACCTGGTACTCGTTCATGTATTCTTTTTTCTTTTCAGCTTGCAAAGCCAATTCATTACCAAGACTCATAATATTATTTGCTTGTTTAGAACTTAAAAGATTAAAAGAGTTTAAAGATAGGTTTTCAGACTGTGGGCGGCAAACCACGTCATTACTGCTTTCATCGGCTATCACTCGTTGGGACACGCTCGATGGGACATACGGTAGAATGCGATAAATACTTGCCCCTTTGATGCCGTTTAATTTGCTTTGCGCTACCTTTTCTACAATGCCTAATTCCACTAATTTCTTAACACTTCGATAAACCGTCTTTGTACTGATCTCCAATGCATCAGCAATTGTTGAAGCCTTTAAATGGCATGCTCCTGTATGTTCTAAGCTGTGACTAGCCAGTTTGTAAACGATAGCTCGTTCTGATTCTGTTAGGTCGTAATAGTGAACTGCCATGTGGTCCTCCACACTCTTATCCATATCTGCTACTGAATCGAATGTTGTGTATTGTGCTAAGTATTCGAATGCCATTTTTGTTTCACCTCATTCCTATACCAATATTCGTATATACGTTTATTTAGATACATCATAATATACGCATATTCGTATAGTCAATACCTTTTAATAAAATTTATTCGATATTGCGTATAAACGTATATTCTGATATATTTTAGATATGGATTAATTGATGAAAGGTGGTTTAACATGCGGATAAAACTAAAAGAAGTAATGGATGAAAGAGGACTTACACAATCAAAATTGGCTGAAATGACAGGAATTCGCCAAGCAGCTATCAGTGAAATTGTTAATAATCGTAGAGATACAATTAACAAAGCGCATTTAGAAACCATTTGTAAGACCTTAGAAATAACAAGCTTTGACGATATATTGGAATGGGACTAACAGATAACTAATTAAAGTTGTCTGTTTTTTTATGTATACAATTCATGGGGAATTTCCTAAAATGGTAATAATGAGGGAGGTTATACAATGAAGAAGATGTTTTACATAGGGGCACTGTCAGCCATGTTGCTAACAGCATGTGGAGAAGATGAGGCTGCACCTATAGAAGAAGCCCCTGCAAGCGATCAAGCAGAAGCTAAAGAACAACCCGTTACAGCTGAAACATCCCAAGAAGACCAAGATACACAATTAAAAGAAGAAGCTATAGCAATTGGATTTGTTGAAGCGAACGGTGGGGAAATTGCGAAGGACACTAAAGTAAAAATTAAAGGGAAAATCACTAATATTACAGATGATGGAATGAAATTCACTTTAACAACTACAGAAGGTGATGGTTATGGAATGTATAGCATCATTAATGTTGTTTTAAAGGAAATTAGTTTAGATGAAGAGATAACTATTTACGGGCGTTATAACGGGAAAGATGATTTAGGTTTTCCTACCATTGCTGCATCAATCATAGAATAAGTCACTCACTCGAGTGGCTTTTTTATTATGCAAATTTTTAACATAATACAGAAATAAAACATCAAAATCTGTTGACGTTAGTAAATAGATGTAGTATAATAAGAATATAGAAAGGAGGTGAACAAAGTGGATTATGATAAGGTTCTAGCTTACCTAGTAGCTATCGCAACAATCGCAAACTTACTTACAAGTTCAGCGAAAAACATAAGCGATATGAAAAGTAAGAAAAAAGAAAAGCGACGCACTCCCGCAAAGAAGAAACGTCGCAAATAGCTAGTAGAAGGAGGTTAGCCCCTCCTTCCCTATAATCTTATCACATCCTAATCATTATGAAAAACATCGGATATGTTATTGCTTTAGCATTTGCCTTGTACATTTTGACTGATATGGTTAACTGGAAAGACCCCAAGTTTTTTGATTACTCAATGATAGTCATTTACTCACTATGCTTAATTTTAGTAAGTTTTAATATCGTTTTATTCTTTAGAAAGAAAAGAGGTTAATGCATTGACTGAATACAAAGCAGCTAATAAAGAAGAATTTATTAAATTGGTTCAATCTGAAATATTAAATACAACAGAAGTATTAGAGGAACTACAGATATCTCGCCAGGCATTAAATTCACTTGTTAAACGAGGCAAGATAGTTCCTGTAAAAGAACTAAGTCGCGATCGATTATTCTTAAAAGAAGATATTAAAAGTCGAAAAAATGTAGCTAAAGGGCTTCAATCAAAGTATAGACCCTATGATGAATAAACAAAAAAGACCAGGTACTCACTTAATGATGAGCGCCTGGTTATTTGTTTATGTGATTTAGTAGCAACGCTTCAACATCATACTTTAATGTGTGTTGCGCATATTTTAATACCTCATCTTCCCCAGCTGTCGTTATGGTAATATCACTAAAATATTCGTCTGTCTTTTCCCATTTTACTATGCTTATCTTTTGCTTTTTCAACACTCTTTTGAGGTTGTAATAATCATTATGCATTGCCTTTAATAACCCATCCAAAATAGGTAGATATACAGCTTTCATCTTCAAAGTTTCAATCACTTTGTAATCACGCTGTACGGATTGGATAGCTAATTCTAAAATGATAAATTGGTGTAATTGCCTGCGCTGTTCCATATTAATCATATGACGTTACGCTCACTTTGAGGGACTGGAACAACTGCCAAAACGTTGTTGATAGTAAAAGTACGCTTCGCTTGTCGAGTAAAGCAGAATGCTTGAAATGAATCACCGATAACCTTAATGAGTTTTACTCGCCTTTTTGTAATCTCACCACTTTTGGACACATACATCATGTTTACTATTTGATTGCGTTGCATAGCTTTTACCAGTTGTTCTCTCATCACTTTACACTCCTTCAATAAGAACATTTGTTTGTATTTATATTATACGCACATTCGTTCTATTTTAAAAGTGTGATTTTTTGAGAAAAAAAAAGACCAGGCTCACTGTGAAGTGATAGCCTGGTTCTTATAGTATGTGTGTCTACTATAATTGTATTGATAGAACACTGATTATAAGGTATATAATACACCTTATAATCAGTGTTCTACAAAGAGCCCCAAAACGTTGATTTAAATATTCTAAACTAATGTATGGATCAGTAAAGGATAAAGTGGTCTGAGATATTTTATAGACTAATTCTATATATCAAACTAAAAAAATACTGTATGTAATCCAAATAGATCACATACAGTATTTCTTATATTGAGACAAGTAATGAAAACACTATTACACCAGCAATAACTAATCCTAAAATAGTGGGTATAATTTTAGATTTAAGAATAAAATCACCTCTTTATTGTGGCTCTATATCATAGACCATAGCCCAAGTCATATCAACTATTATTCCAGTATTGCGTGAATTATTTGCAGATACACGTGATGCGTATAGTGAACAATATGCTGTTGTACCTATACTAGCCCAACCCATTCCTGGAATCCAAAATCCTAGAAGACCAGCTCCCGCAGCTCCCGCAGCTACACTATATAAATCAGCTGAAAATTTATTGGCATCGCAAGAATCAAATTTCCTACTTTTCCCCCACCAGTACTCTACAGCGGGTTTTGTTACTCCATTACAATTGCCTAATAAAGATACCCCACCGTTCGGTGAGTATGTATTGTAATCAGATTCTAAATTAGTGATTTCTAAACTTTTATTAGCTTTTAATGTACCTTCTTCTATTTCTAAATTAAGTGAATCGAAATATTTTTGCTGACCCTCTAATAGCGCTAAGCTAACACCATCTTTAACAGCACTCGTTGTATCTAAAATAAATAAACCTTCATTATTGACAGATACATATTTCTCCAAAGACATTATGTCTTCAAAAGTAAATTCACCTTCAATATTTTTTGTTTGAATAGTTGATTCAACATTATTCTCTGCTGCAAATGCGCGAGAACCTGAAAAAGAAAACATAGAAAAGATTAAAGCTAACGATAACATGAAACTAAAAGATTTCTTCATTCAACATCACTCTCCTTTTTTTTACAGTTTACCATAACAAGGAATTTCAAACTACTACTTTTTAAAAAATAGTACTATTTTACTTATTTTTAAATAACTCACAACAGATAAACTTACTCATAAATTTATATTTTTTTCTAAAATCTATTTTACCTAAATTAGTTTTTAATTAAGAGCAAAAAGTAACTAAATGTTATTATAATAGATTCAATAGACCCGCTAATAAAAAAATACCGATAAATCTTTACCTTAAACTGAATATTACGAGGTGTAAATAACTAACACAAGAAAAGCCGAAAAACGTTGATTTAACAACATTCTCGGCTTTTTTTTAGGGATACTCTTTTGTCAATTTTATATAGATTAATCATTAAATTAGTTTCGAATAAATAACCATCGTTAAAGGAATTGATGTAATCATAATGCAAAATAAAACAATTAAAACTTGCATGGCACTTATACTTAAAGTAATTGGCCCTAGTGTTCCAGTCAATAAAAACAGTATTAGGAACGCCCCGAATAATACAAAATAATTTACGGTCATACTCTTACCTATAATTTCTTTTGTACGCTCATCTCTAGGAAATAAATGAGGTGACAAATAAGACATCATTAATGCACTTGTACCTATGAAAAAACAAATAATACCCTCTGGAAATTGCTGATTTTCAATGTATGGGTAATTTATATAAATACCTAGTGGAATCATTATAATACCCAAAAATAGGTATGCTAGTTGATTTTCACGTGCTTTTTTCATTCAAATTCCCCCTCATAAATAAATATATCTTCAATCTTGCAGTGGAACATTTCTGCTAATTTAAAAGCTAAAATAATAGACGGGTTATATTTTTCTTTTTCAAGTGAAATAATCGTTTGTCTAGAAACAGAAAGCTTTTCTGCCAACTCGTCCTGAGTCATATTGCGTTGGACTCGTAAAATCTTAATATTATTTTTAATAGTAACCCCCCCAATATGTAAAGTTTATTTTACTTTTAGTTAAGCTTACTTTACTTTCGTTCGAAAAGCAAGGCCCAAAAGAGGCTTTTGGGTACATTTTTTCCTTACCGTTATAAATCCCCATTTTTCTGACTATACCTCTTAATAATGAATACTTCCAATTCCTTAATACCAATAAAAAAGCCCAGACTCAAATTAAATGAATCTGGGCTTTACCGTTTATTGATTTTCTCGTCGTTGTTGAATCGTAATATACAAACCAATCAAACGATCAGTTGTCATGATTCCACTTTGTAAATCCTTCAAGTGTGAATCTTGAATAATACCGTCCTTTACCGCCTGAGCAATAAAGTTTTCTGTTTCAGTTTTCATAGCTGGTGAACCTGGATTCCAATTTGTATTTGCCACAATAGTTTCCTCCTTTTTGTCTTCCACAATTAATTGGACTTTCATTTTGCTGTTACTTGGTACAATTACTTGCCCTTCTAATTTGTAGCCTTTTGGCATTAACCAAGTTGGTTTAACTTGAAAATGAGGACGATCAATAGCGTTTGTCCAAGTGCCGCCCCATTCGATTCCTAGCTTTTTCGCAATAGCTCCTACTCGATTTAATGTAACGACATCATACAATGATTGTGGAGGGCCAACTGCGATATCCCACGCTAATCGTGATTTATGATTGCTATCTAATGTCCAGGTTACAATTTGCCCTGGTCGCGTTCTACCTTGTGCATAGAGGTACTTTTGCCGTTCTTGTGAGCGATATGTTTCAGTGATGAAGATGTTCTTAATGCCTGCTTTGTAACACTCCTGGAATAGTAATCGACATGCTGTTTGTGCTGCAGGTAATAGTTCGGCTAAATCTCGGCATGTAGTTGTTACACTTGTCATTGCTTTTCACCTTCCTTCAATTCACTATCAACATTCTTACCAGCTAATTCATCTAGAATTTCAGTACCAAAGCTTTCTTTCTGTTCCTTCTCACCCTCAATGACCTTTAACTTTTCAGCAAGGTTTGTTGGTACTAGAACACCTAATTCTGCCATGTTTTCAGTTATGGACAATGCTTCATTGGCGATGTAAAACAGTACAGTCGCAAAAGTTAATGTGCCATTTAAAGCTAATACTTGGTCAACAATGTTTGCTGTGATAATTACGATTAAAACTAACAATTTACGTGCATAACCAAAGAGGCTTTTACGACTCCATAAGTTACCGTTTTTTGTTGCCTTGAAAAGTCCTGTAATGATGTCTAATCCCATTAATAAAAGTAATAGGTGTAGAAATTTAACTCCGCCAAATAAATATAAATGTGCTACTTCTAAGTACTGCAAATTCATTCCTCCCATAAGCTCACGCTCCTTGTTTTTTGCATAATAAAAGCCCTCCACAATTATCTGTGGAAGGCATAAAATCAAATATATTTTTGAAAATATTTAAGCTCTTCATTTAACGTATCAATTGCCTTTAGAACATTTTTAAAATGTCCGTTTTCACGCAAGGCAACATATTTATCTTTTGTAATATGCTTTAATTCTAAAATAGCACTACCTAAATTGCAGTCAAGCTCATTAATTTCATCTAGTTCATCTTTCGTCATGAAATCACCTCGTTTTTGGCATAAAAAATAACGCTAAGCCTGTGCTTGCGTTTTCTGTTCATCCATTATTGTAAGAAGACCTGTATACTCTACATCTTCCAATTGATTATTTGCATAAAAGACATTTACTTTATTCAACATTGACTCATACTCATAACGCTTACGATCAATTAAATACTTACATAGTTCATATACTGACATTTTATATTCCTCCTAATCCTAGTTCTGCTCTTGATACCAAATACTCGGTGTTAAGTAATATTTGCGCTTGCATTTCTTCTACTGATAATTCAGGTGGTTTATTTTCTGTTGGTGGTTCTGTAGGCGGTTCAATCACAGGTGGATCAGTTACTTCATGATATGGTTCATAAAATAGTTCACCCTTTTTGTGATTAATTCGAAGCTGACCATTTCCTTCTGGAATACTATCTGTGACAAACACATCTTCTCGCTTGTCTTCTGGCACTTGTTCTAATGACAGATAGATTGAAAGTTCTCCGTTTTCTTGTTCTACTAGATATAGTGTCATTCTCCTACCCCCTGATAATACAATAGATCGTACTTGTTCTCGATAAATAGTGGGCCTTTACCAGCAACCAAATATAACCATTCATTTATGTCGAAAGGTTCAGTTTGGAAGAAGGTTTTCCATCCACCTATTCGAAACTGAATTGCTGAACCAAGCGTAGCGATACTTGTGAACGCCTTCGTTGTTAAATCTAATGTTTGGAGAGTTGTGTTGTTATGAAGATATATCTCGTTTCCTATTTTACATATTGGAACTATGGATGAAGCTATAGTCGGTATTGTGACTGTCAATGTAGAGACATCAACTACCGTCATCTTATCTCCGATATATAAAAGATTTCCTTCATTGAACATATACCAATAATTTATGTTATTTGGCCCAATAGGCATTGTACTAGCAGTGTAGCTGATGTAAGTTAATAAGCCAGTAACAGGATTGTATGCAAATTTAACAATTCGGATATTAGCGCCATCGCCTATCATAAAGTACATATTGTCATCAATTCGATAAGGCCCTATGCACACATTATTTTGAGCACCCCAAGGTGTTAAAGTTAGGAGTTTTTGAATCCCGTTTCCAGTTTCTTTATCGAATACAAATATGTTAGCACTGTAAGCACCACCATTATTTATGTTACCTTCAACTGAAATTATTATATGCTTCTCTGTTATTAGAAACGATGAAATGCTGTAAAAATAAGGGATTGTAGGTTCGATGTACTCTGTAAGCCGTATTTTAGTATAGGTTTGGAACGCAAATTTATTTACCTTTATAATATCACGATGAGTATTAGCCACTGTAGTAGGTGAAAAATTCACATTTCTAAGAAAATATACGTTATCAGCATCGAACTGAATTTTACCATCGAGATACGATTTGGAAGCGTTAGTGAATCCAACATTATCTGTAGCATCAATCGTCTGAAAAGTGATGACTTTTCTTGTTACTGGATCAATAGTAAGTTTACCCATAGTTGTGCCATTGCACCAAAAAATCGCCTGTGCATCAGAATCGTATTTCCACAAAACGCCTGAGCTGGTAGGTGGTTTGTTGTAGATTATGTCCAGTAACAAACCATCAAACACGTACCCTCTTAACATCTTAGCAGCGTATCGTTTACCATTTAGGTCTGATATATAACCAGTCCCTTGATCCACACGTCCTAACATTTCAAGAACATCTGCAACTTGTTCATAGGATGATAAGTTTATGTCACCCTTTTTAAGTGGATTGGTTATGCCTGCGTACACAAATGCAGGTGTGTCTAAATCTGGATTACGCTTAAGACCCCATAAGTAGTTTTCATTATCCCCTGTATCAAGATACACATGAGGCATTGCTGCGTCTTTATGATCGTCTATCTGGTTTTGTAAATTACCAGCAGCATTGGTATCTAAAATATCCTTGATAGTAGCAAACCAAGTATCAAAATCATTTTTCTTGCCATTGAGCCACGTATAATATAGTTGTTCCTCTGCTTGTCTCCAAGCTTCAAAACCTTTCTCCTGTGCGTCAATCCAATTTTCTAATGCAGTAGTTACATTAGTTTGCCATGCTAAAAATTCAGATGCTTTCGTTACTGAATAATCATTAAACCATTGTTGATATTGATTGAAGATAGTTGTTGTATCAACTTGGTCAACAACGCCATGCATTAGACCACATAGATTATTGTTTAATCGTGTATCTGTTATTGCAGCTTGGTTTACTGTTAAAGCACCTTTAGCAACATAAACATCTGCTAGGGCTAACTCATATGCATCTGCATCCCGCTTTAATGTCGGTGCGATAGGTGAAGCTGATAACGTACCTTTCTTGACCTCTACACTCATCTTGCGTTGAATAAAGTCTAATCGAATGACAATACGATCAATGCGGTTAAGTGTTGCATCCCCAACTGCAAGAGGTAAATTATAGTCCTCATCATTAATCAAGTAGAAGCCATTTACCCATGCTTTACCTGGGCGAACAATTACACTCATCGAATCTCCATTTGCTCGAATCTGTAAACAGTCCGAAGGTTTTACGAAAATACCGTTTCCGATAAACGTTGCAAAATACTGTGCAAAATCTTCTGCCTTATATCGTCTATCCCCATTAATGGAGTTAAACATTCCAAATTTCATCATTACTACTTCACCATCCTTTTAATTGCCTGTGGAAGGGTAGGTACTGATTTACCAACCGTTACATAGATTGATTTCCCATCTTGTTGAAAAACCTCATCTGCTTGCATCACACGGCTATTCATTAAAATTCCTAAATCGTCATCTTTAATCGTGACTAAATCACCTAAGAAGAAATCTTCGTTGTACTTTGTATTTTCTTTTGTTACATCTAACTCGCAATCAAATCCTATGAACTCTGTGTATTCGGCTATTTTTTCACTGCCTTTAGCTACGAGTAAATTGTTGTATTCACCTGTAGGAATCGGAATCTGCTCGCCGTTAGAGTCCTTAGTATCTGATATTTCTCGAGCATCAATAAATATTTCACGCCGATTCAATCCTTTGAAGGTTGTACCGATACTTGCCATCATACGTGCTGCACCTTCCCCAGCACCCCCTATTAGAGCTGTAGTCTTCAAATCGTTATCCGCATCTTCATACATTCGTTTAAGTAAATTGCTACGATTCTTTGACAAGATAATACGAGGATTTAAACTTTGATTAATAGTCCTGTCAGTACCTTCGTAAAAATCATATTTTAGTGTCCGGCCGTCGAATAAACAACGCATCCCAATATCATGAGTCGTGCATAAATTCTCGCACACTTCAAAAACTTGCTTATATGAAATTTGTTGTTGAATTGCTTTACCGATATTTCGAACTGCAGCTAGTTGTACTTGTGTGATTTTACGATTCGTTTCAGTAGGACTAACCATTGTTTCATTAATAAGTTGCCTCATAATCAATTCAGGTGTTGTATTAAAATCATATTGCTTCCACAGTAATCTTCTGTCAGTCCATCTTGTAAGTGAGAAGCACTTAATAACTAACTGATCTACGCCATTACTATCATCAAATTGGCGATAGTAAATATACATGGCTTCGTTATCATCTTGACGAAAAATAATATTTCCCTTTTTCAGCAACTCGATGTTTTTATGTGTTACATCAACGTGTAATTCTGCCTCACTACCTGGGCCATATTTTTTCCTCCACAGTAAATAAGAGAATTTACCGATATATCCTAAACGAACAAAATTTTCATCACATACATATAACACGGCTACACCCCCACGAATTGAGGCGTAAAGTAAATAGACACCTCTAAATTAGATACAAATTCAGCAGCATCATAACGAATCAAGTTATCTCCGACATCCACACTTAACTGAATGTCAGAGTCATATGAAAGGTAATTAAAGTAATTAACCTGCTGTCCATTACGTTCAAGGATTGCATATTCATCACCGCGCTTTGTATTGACGGTGACAACATCCCCACCTTTTAAAGTAGCTTCTATCTTAACAATTTTGCCTGTATCCACTACTTCTATATAAGGGTTAACTACACTTCCGATGGCTTTAAATTGAATACGTAAAGGAGAGGCTGTATCACTATCATTGAAAACATTAACCACATTATTCGGCTCACGATAGCCCATTTCAATACCGTCTCCTTCTGCGTCAATTTCTAGCTCAAATTCAAAGGCTGCTACCCACATGGCAATTTCATATTTTTGTTCCTCGGTATACCACCAAGGATTGGGGCATAAAAATGAGATCATAAATTCCGGCCAAATATGTTTACTGACGACAGGTGATTTTTCTACACGACAATCGATAAAGCGAGTTATGTCACCGTTTGTGTACTCTAATGTAAATTTGTTTTTCGGATTAAAAAAACGTATTAACTTTTGCCGATTCATTTCTTTATCCTGTCGTCTTAGCTGGCCCCCCACAACAATATTCCTTTCATGAACACTAGAGCCTTTAATATTCGTGCCATCCTCGTTATAGTTTTTAACGCTATAAAATTCATTTTCTAATGAGTCTATTCCATCGGCTGATTGCAAGAAAAAAGGACTCACCACCGATATTTCAAGTGACTGTCCTTTGTTATTGTGGAAGATTAATTTTTCATTAAAGCCAAATGATGTTCTCACATTCTCACCTCGCTATCCAAACTGTAGCCCCATTTCTTTCCATCCGTTCTTGCTTAACCTTGCCGTCTCATATGGATCAAGTGGTTTAGGGCTATTCACCGTTAAGTTATAGATGTTTTCTGTATTGTGTGTTGTGGAGGACGATGTATTACCTACTGAATCAGACATATAAGATCCGTTTGTTACAGCTTTAGCTAAACGTCTTGTAGCTCCCGCAACTTTCCCAACCATATCATCAATACCTAATACAAGACCTTCTCCAATATTCACACCATAGCCACGCATTACGCGAGACGGACTATGAATATCTAATGCAGAAGCAAATGCTCCAGCAACAATAGATGCAAGTGATTGTGCAGCGTTCATTAAATCCCCTTGCTTAGACATCATACCGTCAATTAATCCACTGACAGCATATACACCGATGTTTGGCATTTCGGCCAATTCAGTTTTTACATTCACTTTCAATGCGATCATACTGTTTCGCCAATCGTTTTGATAAATACGTAACTGTTCGGATGTTTTAAGTTTTAGTTCATTAATTTGTTTTTCTGTATTTTGTTTAAGCTCTGTAAGCTCAGATTCCGTTTGCTTACGCGCTTGTTCGTTCTTTGTCTTCCACAATTCTGTGTACTCTGCCAATTGCTCTTCAGTCAACGTATTTAATGCCGCTATTTCTGCTCCGGCTTTTGGCCCCATTGCTTGTAATTCAGCAAGTAGCCCTTCATTTATACCCTTTGAAGCTAGGCTAGTTATATTCTTTTGCCAATCTTCAAACGCCGTCACTTGGGACTGTAAAGCAGCGATAAGCGTAGCGCCTGAAACGTCACGTTGTGCAACCTCATCGAATAAGCCGGCGAATGAATAATAAGCATTTCTTCGCTTATCAAATTCATCTTGATAAACCTTAGTCAAACGTTCTTCTTCTTTGATGTACTCATCATTTAGCTTTTTAACGTTGTCCATGTAAGTTTTATCAATGGCTTCTTTTTCTTTATTAATACTTTCAGTTACTTTTTTATACATCTTTTGAACTTCGATTTTCTCTGCAGTACCATCTTTAAACAGCTTTAATGACTGCTCTAAAATGTATTGTTCAGTAGCCAATGAAAGTTCATCCGTTGATTCTTTATCAGCGATGTATTGTTTAACAACCTTCAATCGTTCACTAGCAGCTTTTTCTTCTTTTTTGACCATATCAGACCAAGCTTTGTCATTGACCTTTTTCAATTTATCTTGCGTGTCTTGTTCAAGCTTCACAAGCTTAGCATTGGCTGTTTCTTTCAATTGTTGAATCTTGATGTTGTCATTAGCTGTTGTACCTTTTTTCTTAGCGCTTATTGTGTTATTCGCCTTTTGAAGATCTACACCTAATTTATTTTCAATTTCAAGTTTCTTTTTAGCAGCGTCTTGTTGAATTTTAGTACGTTCTTTTTCAGCTTCATCAGCTATTTTAGTTACTTCAATTTGGTTAGACTTTGTTACATCAATTAGTAGCTGCCCAAGTTCTTTCATAACACTTTCATTACGGGCTTGAGTTGATTCAATACCTACAGCTAAACCTTCACCGGTCCATCTACCGACCTCCATCATTACTCGTGAGGGTGATTTAATGCCCAGCATGTCTCTTGCCCATTGAGGTAACTTGCTTGCTAATTCCTCAACTTTTTGTTTAACACCATCGAATTTTTCACTAATCCCTTTAATTAATCCAGCAACAATATCTTTACCTATTTGAGTTAAATTGATTTTAGATAAAAATAATTGGGCTTCAGACCACTTTTTTTCAATTTTTGTTTTTACTTCTATCATTTTATTACCAATAGAAAGTGCCATTTCCGTAATTTTATTGATTGCAGCATCCTTTAATTCCTGTGTTTTTTTGACAGTAGCTTGAGTCATTTCATCCCATTTTTTAGAAGCATCTTCTTTTAATTGCTTCCATTCAGAAGATACATTTTTCTTATAAACTTGCCATTTAGAAAGTAACTCCCCAGTTTCCCAATTAACTTTATTTACATGTTCATCTGCTTGCTTTTGGGCTTCATCTACAATCTTCGAATGACGGTCTTCTGCTAACTTAATTGTTTCATCCCGAGACCTCTTTGCTTCTGCAATCATTCTATCTGCTTCTTCAGCAGTTATATCACCGGTTTCATCACGCATTTTAATAATTTGGCCCAATTTTTTTTCGTATGTTTCGTTAGCTTCTTTTAAAATTTCGTCTTTTTGCTTAACTGCATTTTTAACAACTTCAGCCGCTTGTTCAGCAGAAACTTTTGAAGCATTTTCTTTCATACGTTCCATGATTACTTTTTGTTCAAGTTCACTCTCACTTAATACCCTAACAGCATTTTCTTTCATGCTCTGATTGTAGTTATCAATGATTTCACGTTCACGTTCTGTTAATTCTCTTTTTTCATCTGCAGCCTTTTGTAAGAGCGCCTTTACATTTTCATTCATAGCGTTCTGTTCTTTAAGTTCCCATTCATTTCGTCTTTGAGTGTTAGCAATTATTTTTTCTTCTTCTTGGGAAGTTAGAGCAGATGAATTCATAAAGAAATCTTGTAAATCTGATAATTGCTCAGCATTACGCTTCTTCATGCCTTCCACAATCTTTGCATTCATTTCATCATATTTAGTAGTTATTTCTTTAGCCATATCGCTTGTTACTTTTGTAGAGGTCAAATATAACTCTGATAATGTTTGCGACACTCCATCAGACAATTCCAAATATCCACCTAATGCCACTTTTGTAGCTTCGGATACACCTACACTCCAATCTTCAATTACAAGTGATGTCTTGCTTACTTCTTTTGCTACAATTGCTGCTGTTACACCAATACCTGCTATAGCAGCTACGGTTAAACCAATCGGACCAGTTACTAATGCTAATGTGGCACCTAAGGCTGTTGTTGCTCCGCCAGCTGCACCGATTGCTATAGAAAACCCGCCTACTGCACTAATAATAGTCCCAACACTAGATATTAATGTACCTCCAACAACAAGTAGAGGGCCTATAGCTGCAGCTAACCCTCCAATAACAAGAATCGTTTTTTGGGTTTCTGTAGAAAGAGCTCCGAATTTCTCTACCCAAGGGCCGATTATATTCATTGCATCCCTAGCCATGGGGATTAAAATATTCCCAATACTAATACCCACATCAACAATTTGGTTTTTTAACATAGCCATTTGGGATGCAGTTGTTTCATAGCGCTGTGCTGCCTCGTTAGATAATGCTGTATTCTCTTTCCATGCATTAGTGGATGTATTTACAGCGCTAGATAATAAATCACTTGCTCCAGCCATACGCATCATTACATCTGATTCGTATATGCCTTTAATGCCCATATCTTTTAATACTTCAGTTAAGTTTTCTCCACGAGAAGAAATAGTAGCAAGTCCTTTTACAACTGCATCTAAACCATCGATTGCACTTGAATCATATAGTTTCTTAAATTCACTACTAGACATTTGCGCTACTTCTGCCCACGTCCCTAAAGAAGCACCGCCTTCCATAATGGCCCCTTGCATCTTCTTTAGAACAGTAGTCATCGCGGTACCACCCATTTCGGCTTGTATACCTAAACTGGACATAGTACCCGCTAAGGCCATAATTTGCGCTTCTGACATGCCTACCTGTTTACCTTGTGCTGCTAAACGCATACCCATTGACATAATTTCTGATTCGGTTGTTGCCATTGTGTTACCTAGTCCAACAATAGAAGAACCTAAACGGTCAAAATTGTCCTGGCTCATACCTACGATATTGGCAAAACGAGCAAACTCTGTTGCGGCCTGTTCGCGTGTCATGTTGGTAGATTCACCAAGATCAATAATCGTGCGTGAGAAAGATAATATCTTATCTTCTGCAATCCCTAATTGTCCTGCTGATTCTGCTACGGACGCGATATCGGATGCACTTGCCGGTAATTGCTTGGCCATATCACGAATGCCTTGTTCAAGCTTTTTAAATCCTTCTTCGCTTGTATCAACAGTTTTACGAACGCCTGCGAAAGCTGATTCAAAATCAACCGCCATTTTAAAGGCTCCAGCACCTGCTGCTACTAAAGGTGCTGTAACTGTTAAGGATAATTTTTTTCCTACATTCGTCATGCTTTCCCCGACAGACTGTAGTTTGCCACCAATCTCTTGCATGCGTTGGCCCGCTTGTGTCCATCCAGAAGATTGCACACGCAATTGCTCTGTTACCTCTGCAAGTTGTCGTTCCAATCGATTGTAATCAGCTTGTGCACGGTTGACAGCATTTGCTTGTCGCTCAATTGCAGCCTCTGACGCTGTTCCACTAGCGACTAGTTCATCGTAACGTCTACGCTGTTCTTGTAGTTTTACACCTGCTGCATCGAATTGACGAGATAAAATATTTTGCTTCTGACCTAAGCCATCCACAGATTTGCCGTAAGTATCGCCTTTTTCGGACAACGCTCGTAGTTCACTACCCATTGCAGTCATTTGTCTATTAACTTGTGCAATTGAACCATTGAAATTAGATGCATTTAGACTAAGACTGACTTCTAAGGAACCGATTTCTGCCATATTATCTCACCGCCTTCTTGGCTAAAATAAAAATCACAGCCATGGAATTTCGTCGGCTGTGACTTCTTCAATTTCTTCGTATTCATCTGTGTAAAGTTCGTACCAAAAATGGATATCCATTTGGTCTATTTCATAAAGTTTGTAACCTTTGCTTAATAATTCACGGTAAAACTTTTTTATACTTTGATAAGGAGTTAATCCACTTGCTTTCCCTCGTCTTTACCATCCACAAACTCATAACCACCTAGCCCTAAAACATTAAAAAATACTTGATTCAGAGTTTCTTGGAATTTACTTAATTCTGTGCCGTCCCATAGTTCATCTATAGTAAATTGGTGATTAAAGGCCTTAACAGCAAATTCAGCCATTTGATCTAAGCTGTAAGTAACACTCTCTGTGCCTTCTTGTTTCTTCTTTGCAATTTCTTCATTCAATTTTAAGCCCTCACGGAGCAATCGAGCTGGCACAAAATCATTAACAAAAGTCTTTTCTTCCCCATTGATTTTTAATGTAATTTGCATTTTTCATCCATCCTTTTCGTTAGTTACATAATTTTATTTAAAAAGAAAAGAAGCCCTCGAAAGGACTTCTGAATTAAGGTACAGGAACCGCATCTGTTGGTTTCTTCACTGTAGCAAAAAATGTTTCAGCTGTTGCTGTAACGCCTGTGTCACGCATATCAACTGTGTGTTTAATGATTCCATCGATTAAAGGTAACGCTTCTCCACTGAATGGATATGTTTTATAGTTTGTTTCACCTTTTTTACGTGTAGCGTTTGATTCTTCACCTGGTTTCAATTTAGCTTTTAATAACCAAACTAATTTAGAACCTGATTCAAAGCCAATAGCAATTGCATTTGGCGTATCATTTGCGTTTGTTATAATACCGCCGTCTGCAGACTTTTTGTGGCCGTACCAATCAACTAACACTTCTGTTGGTAAATCCGCTGTTTCACCTGCAATTGTAATCGAATCCATTTGTGATTCTTGGTCAACAACTCGATCTCCAGCATCTAATGATGCCTCTGAAAAGTTAGGTGTTAACGTTAAAGAAATAGGCATCGTTAATGTTTTAACGTCACCCCATGTTTCAGTTGATTCATTTGTTAAAAGTGCGTAGTGTAGACGTTTCAAACTTATTTTCTGTGGTTTTTCATTTACCGTTGTAGCTGCCATTTACATGACCTCCTAATGTTTTAATATTCATCAAAAAAGACGAATCGCAACACTTTGTTAAAGTGCGAATCGCCTTCTTGTTTTGGTGCATCGTATTCAAATGTTCGTTCATAGCCTGCTGATTCCATTAATCTTTTGATGCCCTCCACAAGTTGATAGTAGTTTGGTTTTGACCAAACGTTGACTTGTATAAGTCGTTCTGTTTCTAACTCTCTATCTGCAGCTTCAAGGGCTGGATTCGCATTAACTTCTAAGAACGTAATATATTGATCAGGGATTTTGGAACCTGTTGGAACGCTGTTAAAGATGACTGGCAAGTTTAACGATGAAAGAGTATTTGGAATATGTTCGCTTATATCAATCATAATCTCAACGCCTTTTTAATTTCATCAGCCATTGCATTTATTGCTGTATCTTTACTTTTTTCAAGACCACGTGTGAAAAATGGATTTGGTGCTGTCGCTCCCCATGTTACTAATTGACGCTTGCCATTTTTTAAAGCGTATTTACTACCTGCGGAACGTCCGAACTCAACTAAATGCGAATGATAAGCTCCTCCGGTGTGAACCTTAGCTTCTCCATCTTTTGCACGTTTAGCTTTGATATTCGACTTTAATGTTCCATCATCTACAGGCGCTTCTTCAATAACAGCTTCTTTAACGATTTTAGCCGCCTTATTAATAGCTCTGTTTTCATCAGCTTCTTCTAGTGGTAGATTCAACAGATTTTGCATTATGGCTTCCATACCATGCATTTCAAGGTGCATTTACATCACCTCCGTTACAATAATCGTTAGCCACTGGTTACGCTCATCATCATTCACTAGCGATTCAACTTCATAAAGTTTACCTGCTATTTCTACACGCATTTCCTCATGAATATCGTTTCGATAGCGAATACCTACAACTCGTTTACCTTGCCATTGCGTAGCATCTGAATTAAATACTTTGTAACCTTTTTGCGACTTTACTTCCGCCCATAATTTTTTATATGGTGTCCAGTCTTGACTAGGCCAACCGTTTACAATTTGCTCTGGTGGATTAAAGAACGTAACACGTTTATTTAAACGAGCAGCATTATTGTTGTGCTGATAGTTCATCAGGATTCACCCACTTCAACTGTAGAATCATCGACTGTAAACCGTATGGAATAGGCTGTTGTGCTGTTTTAATTGTGGAAGGCGTAATTGCTATACGATTCTCATAAAAGTGTGTAGCGAGCATCATAACGGCTAAACGATGTTGTGCAAAAACGTCTTTGCCCTCCACAATCAAATAGTAGTCAGTTGGTTGCTTAACTCCTGCATTTTCAAGGTAGGACTGTGCTGATTGAATAAAAGTAGAAAGGGAACGATTTTCATCATCCCCATCAATTCGCAAATATTCTTTTAGTTCATCCAGTAACTCCATTAAGCATCACTCTTTTCATCTGTGGAAGGCTCTTTAGGCGTTTGCTTTGTAGTAGCTTTTTTAGGCTCTTCTACAGCTTTTAAGAATGCTACCCCATATTCTTCATGAACTTCTGTTAAAGCTTCAGCACGTGCTTTATTTAGCTTTTTACCATCGGCTGGATATGGTTTACCAACTTCATAAACATGGCCGTCATGGTTTTTTTCTTGGAATCGATTAATTACTTCGTACTGCATTTAATTCACCTTCTTTCGTTAAAATAAAAACCCCTATTCCTTTTATTAAGGAGTAGGAGTTACATCAGCAATACGGAAAGCAGATTTTAATTTAATTTTGTGATCAAACCAAGCTGTTACTACAAACTGCTCAATACCTGTTTTAATATCTTTATCACGCTCAAATAATTCACCAATATCATAGTTAAAGTGAGAGTAAGAGAAATCACCAACAATCGGTTTTGTCGCACCATCTGCAAAGATTACTGGCTTACCTAATACTTGTTCAGGTTGAGCAGTATATAAAGTTGCATTACCATTTGCAAGAGTTTCGATAATATCAGAGTAATCCGCAAATGTCATAAAGATTTTTGCATTTTCTCGGTAATCTTCATGTAAATCTGCAATTGCTGCTTTAATTGCTTTGTATTTATCAGCACCTGTCACTACCTTAATTCCGTTTTGAGTTGAATAAAAACTCATGTGTTCTTCTCCAACTTTTGGAGTAGTTGCAAATGCAACCTTCTTCTCTTTTGCAGCAACACCGGATTTAAGTGCATTCTCTACATGTTGCACTAAGTTTGTATCTGTACCATTTAAAACAGTTTCAGATACACCAGCAAAGACTTTGAATTTTTTACGACCAAATGATACTGTATCTCCTGTTAATTCAAGTTCTTTTGCAGTTTCTTTATCTGCAATAAAGTCGTCATCATCAAGTGTATAGCTTAATTTAGGCAGTTCTAAGTTTGGAATATTCGTTACTGCTGAATGTCCACGTAATGGATTTTTCGCTAATGGCTCCATGATAATATCATTTGAAACAGTTTTAGGTAAGAATTTGCCACCACCAGTAGACGAATCATCACCAAGCGCTGCACGAATATCTGTATCAATTGGCTTGCCGCGCATTGTTGAACGAATTAAAGAAGCTTTAGCAACAATCAATTTTTGTTTCGGATCTTCGATACCTGCAACACCCGCTTGTTGTTGTGCAAATTTTTCAGCTTGTTCTTTTTCAAGTTGGTCATGTTGTTGTTTGACGATGTTGAAGCGTGCTTGCAAATCCTCTTTAGATTTTTGCGCTGCTTGAATATCTTCTAATGAAGCTGATGTATCAATAGCTTTTGCTGCTAATTCATTTTCAGTTTTAGCTAGTTGTTGACCGATAGTAGACATCGCTTGTTTTAACTCATAAAGGGTTTTACTTCCTGCGAACATTTGAATGTTTAAAGGCATAAACATTTTCATTGAGTTTTTGTGATCCAAAGATTTTAATAGTTTTTTTGTTTGATTTTTCATAAAAAATTTCCTCCTAAGTAATTAAAGAATAGTTTCTAAATAAGTTAGATTCGCTTTCGAATCTGCAATTATGCGTTCACGTAATGCTTTTTCTTCCGCACTCATTACTGGCGTGGATGGCTTTGGCTTTATAAGTTGTTGCGGTACATTTTGATATTGTTTCGCCCACTTTTCGTCAAACGCATAAGCGACAGCTTGGTTAGCTTCAACAATTTCGTCGCAAAGACCTAACTCTAAGCACTGTTCCGCAGTAAGCCACTTATCTTCTTCAAGCATCTCGTATAACTGTTCTTCCGTCATTTTTCCGCCAGCGCGATCTAAATAATGTTGGCACATTGCTTTGCTAATGCGTTCTACATCATCTGCAGCTTTTCTTAATTGTTTAGCGTTGCCCCAAGCACCAGTCATCGCATGATGAATCATCATTAATGCGTTAGACGGCATAATGATTCGTTTCGAAATCATTGGTAAGACAGATGCGCAAGAAGCAGCTAATCCATCAATGTGCGAGATAATGTCAGCTGGATGCCGTTGTAGCATTGCAATAATAGCCATCGCTTCGAATACTGAACCCCCGGGAGAATTAATATATAGATTAATAGTTTCAATTCCATCACCAAGCGAATCTAGTTCATTCTTAAATGTAATTGATGAAACCTCGCCATACTCTTCCCATGCATACTTAGTTATTTCTCCATAAATAAAAACGTCAGCTGATTTCCCATCAGTAGACGCCTTCATTTGAAAAAACTTTTGTTGTTGTTTTTTATTCACTTTTCTCACCTCCTTCCACAGTTGATGCAGCAGCAGAGGACTTACGCAACACTGGATCCATTTCTTGCGGATATAAGTCACCCGAAATCCATAGTTCGCTAGCCATACTACCTTTAGGCGCTAAATCTTCTAGCATTCGTACTTCATCTGGAGTCATTGCGCCACAACGTATCATCGCTTGATAAAAAGCTGTACGCGCTGCAGTGTCGCCACGTAAAAGACCTCCAAGGTTGAATTTAAAGTACATACCTTGCTTTCGGTCAGCTTTCGTAAGTAATTTTCGATTAAATTCATGTTCGTATTGTCTTACTATAGGCAACAACGTCATGTTAACGAATTGAATCATTAATTGTTCATTGGACGCCATTGTTCCGCCTTCCACATCATTTAGGAAGGACACAGGCACATTAAAAACATTGGCTACCCTTGAGCGCGTTATCCGCTCTGATGCCAATGTATCGGATGCAAAGTATTGCTTTTTAAGTTCGGTTACTTCAACACCATGCTCTTGGAATAAGATACCGCCATTTTCTGCGTAGAAACGTCTGAAATCAGCAATTATTCTATCCCGCTTTTCGGAATCAACACTAGTTGCGTACTTCAAAACGAACGACTCTTTTTTCTCCATTTCAGATAAGCTAAATTCTTGAACAGCTTTATCGTATTTAATGGTATTGGCCAATACTTTTAGTGGCGATAACCCCCGGATACGCGCTGGACCACGAATATGTTTTACATGAAGCATATCGGTATTAGCAACATACATTATTTTTTGTTCGCCCCGAACTTGATACCAAAGTAAACCATCATCTTTATTGATAAATTCAGTCACACATGATGGATCCAGTGGAACAATTTCGTTTGGTCGCAACCGTATATCACGTAAAATAATCGCGTAACCATTACCTGTTTCATTTCTGCTTACTTCTAATGCATTTAATAAATCAAAGCTACTCATATTTTGGTTTGGTTCATTTATGAGCACATCTGAAGTATCGTTTTGTATCACATCATAATTTTGATGTAATTTAATAGGCAATGCAGATATTGTATTAGCAAGCCGACTAATTACACTAAATATGGTTTCATTTGTTGCTAATTGGCTGTTATCGATGCCCCAAAAGGTTCGTCCAAACCAATTGGAGAAATCCCATGTAGAACCCTTCCAACCTGTACTAGCTCCTGCATATGCCATGTACGCTGTAGTTTTAATTCGTTGCCATAATTTCAATTTCTCACCTCCTTCTATAAATCATGAATAGAGATGAAGCTGATGTTGCCATCTCCACTTTCAAAAGTTGCGTACCTCGCTTGGACAAATGCTGTAATAACTGCAGCAATAGGGTCTATTCGCTCCCGTGACTTTGATTTTGAAAGCTTTATACTCTCATTAGCTGCCATTTCAGCAATTGCATTACCGACTGCCCAGGATAGTACTTTGTCACCAACATGAGTGATTTTCTTTTGATGTTCATTATTCTGATACACGTAGTCTCTAAATTCCTTCGTAGGCTCAGATAATGTAGGGAAACCTTGCCGGACTTCAACAATTGTTAGCCCATAGTTAGCCATGTTTTGAGCGAACTGTGTGGCACCATATGGATCGTAGCAAAATAGAATGACATTTAATTCATTGTTATTAATGAAATCCATTATCCACTGCTCTACAAAGCTATAATCAACTACCGCACCAGGAGTAACATCCATCCAACCTTCCTCTATCCACACATCATATGGCACTTTATCTTTAGCTCTACGTTCTGCCAAGGCTTCTTCTGGCATAAATGAATGTTGACCAACATGAAAGCCATAGTCAGTAGGGAACACATATCCCACTGAAGTTAAGTCAATCTTTTTTGATAAATCGACTCCGATATAAACATCACGACCATTCATCTCAAAGGCTTCGATTTCTCCCGCTTTCCACTTATTCGCAGGAATGTAGCCCCCTTCTTTCATATCCACCCATATATTCATTGTTTTTGTTAAGAATGACCGCATTTTTTCAGGAACATCCAAAGCTGTTTTTAAATCAGAACGAATAGAGGCAAGCCCTTCTTCGTACGTAGCAACAATAGGATTTGCCTTAATCCAATTACTCTCGTCCTTAATGTCATCCCCTGGATCTAATTCGCAAATGATGCCAAAGTAATCATCATTCTCTGTATCATCATCAGGATTTAATATACGTGATACATATTGGTACTCAACAAAACATGGCCGACTTAAATCAAATCCTGCTGTGGTAATGACAAACATCAATGGCTCCTTACGAGCAACCATCCCTGAAAGCAATACATCATAAATTTCAGATGTAAGATGATTGTGGTATTCGTCCACAATGCCTACTGACGGGTTTTTACCATCACCCGTTTTACGTGTCTCACGTGATAACGGAACAATGACAGAACCATTGTTAAAAACTTCGATTTTCCCGTATGCTTCTTTCCATCTTCCTTGTAGGAGGTCACTCGAATTAATTCCATCGCGAACTGCAATATATACCTCGTCTGATTGGTCTTTTTGCCATCCAGCAATGTACATACGTTGTTTTTCATCACCAAGGAAAGCAATGTATGAACCTACGATTGCTAAGAATTGCGATTTCGCATTTTTACGCGCGAGTTGTATATAAACCTTACGGAAACGGCGAGCACCATTTCTCTTCTTTTTGAAACAGAAGATATTTACAGATATAAAGAGTTGGAAATCATTAAGTTGAACCTTTTCACCAGCTAATACACCTTCAACGTGTTCAAACTCATTAGCCCACCAATAGAAATCCTCGGCCACTTCTTCATCAAAATAAAAAGGACTGTCATCATTTTGACAATCCTCATAGTCTTTTAAGAAGCGTTGAATGGCCCATTTATGTTTAATACTAGCCTTAATTTTTCCGCTTAGAATATCATCACAATAATTAAATACACGATCTAAAACCCAATTCATAACCTATCACCAAACCGCTTCTGCGCCTCGCTTTTGCCCTCCACAGTTGAAGGGGAAGGGATAACCAATTTCAAGCGAGATGTAATAGTAAGACCAAGATCAGCAGCTGCAGAACGACATTCGTTAAACAATGTATTTTTCGTACGTTGCAATTTTGGATAATCCTCATTTGCAATCACTATTTTCTTACCGTTTTCCTGTTCGATTGTTTCTGTTGGCTTTATTTTTCGTATATCTTTCACCAACTGCAAATACTGATGTTTTGAGTCCAAATATCTTGCTAATGAATCTATATCAAGCTCACTGAATATTTCAAGGGCAACGAGCTTTTCAGCAATCTCTGTAAATTCCTTCTTTTGAGTTGCAGTTAAATACGATGGAATTTCAATGTTTTCTGTAGGTCCGCGCATCTTTTCTTCATGATTTTGACGCTTTTTTATTTCGTCCTTTGTTAAATGCTTAGATCGCCCATTCCCTAGAATCACTTGCAACGGCTGCTTATTTCGACCTGCCATACTATCACCTCACTTTCATATTTCATTAGATTTCAAAAAAATATTTTAAAAACGGGTTTTTCTGCGCGGAAAACGGTCATCCGGTGTAGGACGCTTTCACTAAGTAAAGTGAAATGGAGGGGGGCTACCCTATGATTTCCCGTATTTCCGTACATCCTCATACGTCTTCTTGATATGACACGACCGACAAAGCAATTGTAAGTTTGATTCTTCTAATCTTTTTGACCAGTCTATGGACAGTGGAACAATGTGGTCGGCAATTACACCAACTGTTATTCGTTTGTCTTCCAGACATTGAGAACACAATCCGTTATCTCGAATGCGAATATAATCCCGAACTCGTTTCCAAGAAGCCGAATGGTAAAACTGGTCGTGTTTCTTATTTCGTTGGTACTTGTCGTAGTAACGGTTGTTGTCTGCCTTCGCTGTCTTGTGCTGTTCACAGTATCCTTCACGTGTTAGCTGTCCGCATCCAGGCTTGTTACATGGTCGTAAGGGTTTACTGTTCATGTGCTGCCATCCCTTGTTTGATAGTGTCCATACGTTCTTTTATGTCTACCTTTAGCCTGGACTCCTCTTGCTTCAGCTGCACTAGCTTGTCACCATCAGCCCACTTCATCTTGCGGTGTAACTCTCGCATCTTCGCTTGATGTTTACGTATTGATTCGTCTGTATAAAAACAGACATACTCACGTCCACAGTTAGGACAGGTGAAGTATGTCTTCTCGATTGTGTTATGAAGTTTGTCTTTCTTAAAGTGTTGTACATAAAACTTGTGACCACATGACTTGTTACACTTAGCGTAGATTGGTTCCATTGTTCAGTCCTCCCATACTCTGTTAGCTGATACGCTACGAATAAAACCATATTCTTTATCAAAATACTTCACAGTAAAATTATGTTGTCCTGGTGATATGTGGTCTCTAGTTGTGTAATTGTATTGAAGGTCAATGATGGCATCTATATATTTACCATTCAATTTAATCTTCGGTGGTTTATTAGCTGAACCCATCTTAATAACAATTTCATTTGCCATTCATTAGCCCTCCACAATTCATAATTAATTGCATAATAAAAAGCCACATCTCAAATGAGTGTGACCTTCAATAATTGTTATCCTTGTTCAAAACTCTCATATAAATTACTCAATTCATTTTCAAATGAATTTATTTGCTCTGATATTTTATCATATACGAATTCAAATCTATCGTTAATTATTATTATCTTAGGCTCATTATCCTTGAACATTTCAACATATGTATTATATTTCTTTTTAGCCCCTGAAAATTGCATTAATAAATCATTAATATCTAATGTTAAGTCTTTAAAATACTTTATATGATCTTCTTCAATATCAGATATTAATTTTTTAAAGTGACTCTTGAATTTGTAACATTGAACATACGTATTAATGAATTTATCTCTATATGTTTGAACATCTCTCATCAATGCTTTATTCGAAAATTTAGTATAGTCGACTTTCTCTTTACTTCGATTAGCTATATAATTCAAATGGTCATATACATATGTAGTCCATGCTCCTTGCAGTTCAAAAAAAGAAGATCTAGTTTGTTGTAAGATCTCGATAGCCTCTTCAGCCTTTTTCATTTTAATTTCTAATAAAATTCTTTTTCTTTCAATTTTGTCTTGCCTATCTAACTGTTTCGTTAGCTGCATACGAGCTATCAAATATGCCGAGAGAGCTCCTATTGCACCTCCTATCATACTTAATAGTCCTCCGATAATCGTTGCCTTATTAGGACTATCCTCGCCAATAACTTGAATCGTCATTGCTATAATCCCAAACAAAAATACTCCTACAAAAATACAGAGTATTACTTCTAAGACTCTTTTCATTTACATTCCTCCATAATTTACTAATATTATCTTATCATGGAGAAATGTTGACGACTACAATCATAATAAAAAAGCCACACCTTGTTAGATGTGACTTTCAATGCAGTTATTTATATTCTTCAATTATTTTTTTAATAGAAACTTTTTTCTCTAATCCAATTTCCTTTATACGTTCCTCCATAGCTTCACTCAACTCTTTTGGAAAATAATTAACTACTAATTTTTCATTGCTATCATCATAATCAAAAATCCCCAACGATCTATATACACTTAAAATTCCGGATATTGCAAAATAATATTCTTTCCTTTCTTCCCTATCTATGTCAGAAAATTCAACTAACCAATTTGTTATTTGATTAATATTGTATTTTAAATTGAATTTATGTTTATAGAAAATATGTATCAATACAATCCCTTCTATGTATGTATTCTCACTAACATTTTCACTCACATAACCTTCCCATTGAGCTTTCGTAAGTTTTATTAATGAATTATCAAATAATGCTTTTTGGGGCCACCTTGTTTCAAACATTCCTTTGATTTCATTTTGATGATCTGATAGCTTGTCACCTATTCCTACTTGAACATTATTTATTAATTCCGTAATTCTTGATTCTAGACTAGTTACTAAGGAATCAATATTACTATTTTCAAGTTCTTTTGTAGCTTCCTCAACTTTTGTTGTTGCTCTTTGAACCTTCTTTGCTGATTTTTCTAGTCTTTTTGTAGAATCTACTGTGGTAGCGCTTTGGTAATAAGTGTAAATGATTGCAAGGACTGCCAAAATTATAGAAACTATAGTACCTGCAAATCCCCAATGATCAATCATTTCATCTGCTTTTCTATATTTAAAAGAGAAAACACTAATAGCACCAAGACAAATAATTATTAACCAATATAATAAATCCTTCTTTTTAATCCAATTTATAGATGTTTCTTCATCACTTTCAATATTAGTTTTCTCTATACTCTTATTTCTTAATATTGTATAAAAAATTAGAATAAGTATGACAGGGATAACCATTAGTATCCATGCTTGTAGGGTTATAGACACCTCAGTAGTCATTAACAACAACATCTCCTCTTATGTAAATATCTACTAGATTATACATAAGAGTATACTAAAAGACTACACTCAATTTATAAATGTAGTCTAATATGCTTGTTTGTAGCAACACACGTACAAGCGAACGTGCTTAATTTATTGTAAGCAATATTTTTTTAACGCATTTCCGTGCGCTTTTGAAAACTTATCACAATATCAATTTACTACAGATTTTTGCGAACTTCCCTGGTGTTAACAAGTTCACTTTTTAAGGTAATTTATTTACAACTTTTTATTTCAAACTTTTCTACTTCTATAGCAAATTTAAGTTGATCGTTATTCGATTTTATAAATCCACTAAATAGTTCAAGGCTTTCAGACAAATTATCATCATCTTCGAGTTTCTCTTCTTCTTCTTCAAAATTTTCTTGATACTCATCAAGTTCTTCTTTTAATACATTAAAAAACTCTTTTAACGCTGTTTGTAAATCCATCTCAGCACTTAACAAATGGGAATTTTGCTGTAAAGAATCTTCAAGTTCTTTTCTAGTTTTAAGAATAATCTCTTCATTAATTTGCTGATTCTCTACTATTCTTTCCTTTTCGTTTTCAATAATAATATTTTTTAATATTTCATATAATTTATCATTCATTCAATCCACTCCCTTGATTAGCATATTGAATAATGATATCAAAAAACAAATGGTAACTCTATTTATTTTTCCTATTTAAACCCAACCAATCCTTTCCGCTGTTTTATCAATAAGAATGTTACGTTTACGCAATACTTTATGGCGTGAGATATACAATTTATCCGCTATGTCCTCCCACTCGTAACAGCCATCCTTGTCCCAATAACGCATATCTACGATTGTTCGCATATCTTCGTCAAGGTCATGGTAAAGGTCTTCCACAGTCTTTATAATGCGCTTTAAATTTTGATAGTAAGCATCGTTGGCAAGTAACGTAGCTTTCTTGGCTGTAGTATCAGAAATCGTATTACTACGCCCTCCAACCAACTCGCCTTGTTCACTATGTGGATGCAACAACTCCCACTCACGGTATTTTAATTTCTTCCTATACTGCTCTAGCTCAATCCAATATCGTTCGATTGTCTGTATATCACTACGCGATAACGTAGGCATGTGCAGCACCTACCTTGTTTATAAATTTATTTATAACTGCAATGTTCATAAACACTGCAGCATTTTCATACCTAAAAACAAAAAACACTTGTTTAATACCATATATGGTAGATAATAGAATAAAAGGAGGTGTTTATATGCAAAAAGGAAATTTACATGAATCTGAATTAATTAGAGATATGATTGCACTCCCAACCCCGTGTAACAATACTGTTTACTACCCTGCAAACCTTGCCGTCTTGGGTACTCAAGGAAAATATTCAGTATTTATGACTTTAAGCCATAAAAGTGGTGAAGCTTATATCGTTATTACACAACCAGATAGAGTAAGATTCAGAAGAAATGGTACTCCTGGACAAATATCCGAAATTTACGAAAATATCCCTTGGCCAGAAGTAGAAATGTCAGATGGCAATGGAATATTTTATTATAAAATAGCACCTTCGTTGCAAGAATTAGAAGACTATTTTAAGTAATTTATAGGTTGACTATCACTTAGACTCATGTTTATACATGAGTTTTTTCAATTCGCTAATATTTTTCAGCATCCTAATTCATGAATTAGTTCCAGTTGTACTTTGCTTAATCGTTTTTCAGCGATTTTTATATACTCTGGATTTAGTTCAATACCGATAAAATTACGGCCATGTTTTAATGCAACTAATCCTGTTGTTCCAGAACCAAAGAATGGATCCATTACAACGCCATCTAAAGGACAACCCGCCAATACGCATGGTTCAATTAGATCTTCTGAAAATGTTGCGAAATGCGCCTCTTTTAATGGTTTAGTTGAAACTGTCCATACTGATCGTTTATTGCGTTTATCTCGAATTGCTCTAAAAGCCTCGTTACCATATTTGCCATCAAACGAGCCTCTAGGCTTATCAGTGCGCCTTGCTTTTTGCACTTGTCCAAAGGCACCTTGTGAGCCTCTAACATCTAAAGTTCCGTATACAGCTGGTTCTTTTATTGCTTCATGATCGTAATAGTATTTAGGTTGCTTGCTTAATAGAAAAATATATTCATGGGATTTTGTTGGCCGATCAGTAACACTTTCAGGCATCGGATTTGGCTTACTCCATATTATGTCCTGTCGCAAGTACCATCCATCTGCTTGTAATGCAAAGGCAACACGCCAAGGCAACCCTATTAAATCTTTTGGCTTTAACCCATTTACATTTTTTGAAATTTTAACAATCCCATCAAACTGCCCATTACTTTGCATGTGGTTTTTACCTGGATTGCCTTTGCCATCTGCATTACGCCCTTTTCCACTACCTGCGTATGCATCACCAAGATTTAGCCAAACTGTTCCATCATCTTTCAGGATCCGTTTTATTTCTCGGAACACATCTACAAGAGCAGATACATATTCCTCAACAGAATTTTCAAGTCCTATTTGACCATCTACACCATAGTCACGTAGCCCCCAATACGGAGGACTTGAGACAACTGTATTTACGCTTTCGCCCTGCAGTGTTTTTAGCACCTTTAGACAATGCCCATGATAGATTTTATTAAGCTCCACCTTGTCACCCCCTCACTGCACAATATCTTTCTACTGCACCGTATCCACACGCTTTTTACTATCCTCAACATTTATAAATCGCTAGATTTCACGAATACACCATTAACCATTTTTCCTGTGCGCCCTTTTATTTCATCGTAGGCTGTATTTAAACACTCATGTAAGTCCATGTCATTTTGTTGAGCTAATATAATAAGTGTCACAACCACGTCACCAATTCCATCACGTAAAGAATCCTTATCATTACGTGCAAGTGCTGCCGCAACTTCTCCCAATTCCTCTGTACACTTTAAAAATTGCTTGCTAGACTCTGCTTTATCTAATCCTTTTTCGATTGACCATTGTTCAACTTGTTTGATTAATTCATTCATTTCTGCATTTCCTCCAATTTCTGTTTTAAAACTGTTAAGTAAACTAGTTCGTCCATTAACTCTTGTCTTGCGTGTTCAATCCATTCGATAGTTGTATAATCCATAGGATTAACCGTTGTACCATACTTCGCAAGACCTTTAGCAGTCTGTAATTCTAGTAAACTTTGCACTTCACGTAATACTGGATTTGCTAAAATTTCATCTTCAATTGACATTTTTCTTATACACCTTTCTTTTAAGACGTTCTGTTTTAATACCTTTCAATCGTTTCCAATTTTGAATTGTGCCAGCTGATACATTAAGCATTGCTGCAATTTCTTTATCTGATTTACCATCGCGTTTTAATTTAAGGTATTTGGCTTTTGTTAAAGGTAAGGTCGAACTTTTAACTGGTGCAACGTCAATCGATGCATTTATTTTTCTTCGTTTCATCACCAACTCCAAAAGCGAATTACGGTATTTTAGAATCTCTTTACAATTGGAACAATTTTCGGATTCTGTATCAGTTACACAATTACATTTAAGTGTTAGAGCATCGATTTTATTTAATATTTCAATTCGCTTTTTACGCATATCTGCATTCATGTACATTCCACACTCCTCTCTCAATCCAGCCCTCGTTTAAATGCTGCTGAATCGATTCGAATTCGTAAGGCATAATTACACTTACTTCGCATCCATCAACTGTCATAAACATTTCAATATACTTTGTAAATGGATTAGGTATTGCCGTCCACAATCTACCCTGTGGTTGCTTCGTTTTCTTCACCGACTGAACAATAGGAATCCCATTGCGCATATTCATGATTTTTAAAACACCCCATTTTTCAATAAGTCCTTAGCTTGATAATAAAAATGGTAATAAATAAAATTGCCGCTATATTTTTTATCCAAATATACAATTTCGAAATTGTAACGATATTTGAAACTATTAAGCATTCCTAGTAGTGATAAAGGCTTGTACTGACTTCGATATTCACCGCGAATCATTTTTCCATAACCGTCAGGATCTTCACATAAAAGAGTGAAAGGAATATCCTTGGCGCGTATCAATTCATTTTCAAAAGCCGTTTTCGTATCTTTTTGTAAGTTGCCAGTGATTTCATCCATATGAGCTTTACGTTCAATCCGACTTGATAGCCAAATATCGCGCTTGATACCAAGTTCTTCATTCGCCGGAATCATTGCAGCATAATCACCTGTTTTTATTGCACGGTTAACGAATGGAATTTCGTGTTTTCGTAAATAACGCAATATATGGTCATTGACCTGTTCGCGCGTATCGATAACGATTGTTAATGTTTTTAATACACTATCAATCTCTTTATCTGTGTATTTATAGTGAATCAATTTAAATCACCTTCGATAACGTCAGTAGTAACACGAACAACCTCACTCATTCGTACGTAATGTCCACCGTGACCTTCTTTCTCGAAAGTAATACATGCATCAATTCCTTCTCGCATTGCGGTTTCTATCGTTTCTACAACCTCCAATACTGCTAAGTGATTTTCTTCTGAAATAGGTTGTTCAAAAGTTTCGATAACACCATTTTTATATAAAAATTCGAATTTCATAATCATTGTTCATTACCTCCTTGTTTCGACTTGAAATAAGCACCGTACAGACGTTCTAATTAAGAGTTTGATATTATTTATCACCCTACTTCTAAAACGTCTTAAATCGACTGCAAATCACTTATTTTGATTAGCGTATAAAATTGCCCGTTCATATATTTTTTGTTTCATCACATTTGATTCATCATTTTCGTATTGACGCCAATCTTCGTAAATATCCTTCCAGCCATTGACTGCCAATACCGATTGATAATCCATAAATAAATTCAATGCCGTTTCATCGTGATTTAAGAAGTTGCTTATCGATTCATTTTTTTGCCAACCGCATAATGCCACGATCATTTTCCATAAAGTCATATCTGCGCCTTTCATGCCCTCCACAGATTTGAGGTATGCATCTATTTCATCAAAGATTGGCCCGGATACTTTTAAAACTTCTGCCGGAATATTTTTAGAATTTTTTAATTCAAGGCTGCCGTCCTTTTCATCTCGTTCAATGACGCCCCCGAATTTCCAAATTTGCGACAAAACATATAAAACCATTTATTTACATAACCACCTTTACAATTGGTTACTGAAAAACACGTTAAATAACTAAATAACCCTAAATAATTACCGAAAGTTTCTTTAATAACTCCGCCTTCAACCTTACAGCTACAAGGGATTGAACGATTTCACCCCTCAAAAAGTTAAGTTAGTTACTCGCAAATGGGTATTACGCTCTTATATATACTTATATATTTATTTTTTATTTTTTTATTTAACTGATATCCCAATAACAAAAATAACTAAATAACTATAAAAGTACTCTAAACACTTGATACGACTGACTTTCCGAGGGTTAGCTAAAATAGTTACTAAACTAACTGCGAGGTACTAAACGAGCTTAAAACCTGCTTTTTCGGCTTCCTCAGTAACGTTTTCTTGTTGTTGAGTAACCTCTTTCGGCGCTCTCTCAAGTAATGTAATTCCATAAACATACAATTTATTTCCGGCACCACGTTCCTTTTTGTAACCCTTCGTTTCCAACATCCGATAAAAACTACGATTACCTAAAGTGCGTTCGCCTGATTTGTAGCAAAAACTGTCATATACGTTATAAAGCTCTTTTGCTTCAATTTTAATTTGGTCATTATCTTTATCTTGGTAGCAGCATTCAATTAAGAATGGATCTAAAATATCCATATCTGCTTTGTATAACCCTGTCGCTTTCGTAACGATAGCAGGCTCTTTCAATCCATCCTTCCGCCACTTTAAGCAACCTTCAATCGCCCAATTTAAAATGCCTGGCATTTCGAGCGATAACTTTTCAGGTAACTTTTTATCACGTTGATGAGCTGGCAAATTCAAATCAAATGGAATTAATTTAACTCGGCGCCAAATACCTTCATCAAGTCCACCGATGATTGGCTTATGATTTGTTGTGAAGAACACTTTAAATTCTGGAATGTACTCGAAATATTCTTGTCGTAAGAAACGGGCCAATACTGGCTCACCACCCGTGATTTGCTTAACGAATGATTCCGAAAGTTTTTCTCCTTCTTCTGATTCAATCGCACTTACAAAACGTGATCCAACAAGTCGAGCAATGTCATTATTAGCCCCAGTATCTTTTTTCTTTATGAACGTGTCTGACTTTGCTTGTTTACCATATTCGCCTATTAAATCCTTGATTGTATTGATGAATGTTGATTTCCCGTTACTGCCACCACCAACTAAGAACATCATAATTTGTTCTGAAATATCACCTGTTAATGAGTAACCTATTAGACGCTGCATGTAATCAGCTAAACCTTTGTCACCTAAAAATATTTGGTCAAGGAACGCGAGCCATGTTGGGCATTTTGAGCCTTCCACAAATTCAACATTAGCCATTTTCGTTAATCTTTTTTCTCGGTCATGAGGTTGTAATTGGCCTGTCTGCAAATCAACAATGCCATTTGCCACATTGAACAAAAATTTGTGCTTATCAAATTCAGAGCGATCACCTGGCACTAAAATTTTCAAATCCTTGATAGCTGATTCACGTACATTATGTTTTTCGCAATGTCGCGCCCATTTCTTTTCTATTTCATCTTCTGATTCACCTAGCTTGCGAACGACTTTTGCAACTAAACGATGCAGCTTACCTTTATCATCAAACTCCCAATACTTACCGTTCCAAACGTACCAACCGACCGAAGGAATATAACGGATAATGTGACCATATTCGTATGCAATGCGCTCGGCGTTTCCTAAATCGGTCAACTTGAATTTACGCGCCGGCTTTTCCTCGACTTCTTCCACCACATCATCACTGTGGATGGCAAATGAAAATTCACTGTCGTTTTTATGATCCAATATGGTTGTGGTAGTAGAAGCAATAGCCTTTGCAATGGTACGCTCACCGTATGCTTCACCTGTATCGCCGTATGTGATTCTGTCCCATTTATCACGCATTAGTGAAGTCTCACGAAACATACTGTCCATGCGTGTAGCACTTTTTCCCGTCCAAAAAGCTAAATGGTTTGCTAATGCCATATCAGATGATGAATGGTCGTCATCGATTAAATGACCGTTATACAATGCGCGGATTTCATCACCGTTACGACTATTGAACATCTTCTGCCATAGTTGCTCATTCGTTAATTTAATTTCATCGTTTTCGTATTCAGAAATATTTACAACACGGCCTCGCAAATCGCTATCATCAAAATATTTTTCAAGCAATTCAACAAGTTCGTCTGTGCGATCAAATATTTCATTAGAATTTTCGCGGTTGCCAGTCATTGTGAAGTAACGCCCATGCTGATAAATCTCTAAACCTAATTTGGCATTTTTGCGTCCCGTACCACAAATGGATTGTGATAGACTGCCACGCACGATAATGTGAATACCTGTTCCACTGACACTAAATTCCGTGTAACTATCAAGCATCTCAATAACATCTTTAGCAAAATCACTTATGATTGGATTTTCCTGTTCGCCATCATCACTGGCATAGGTAACGCATTTATCTATATCGATACCTACAAAATTATCGCGGCGACTGAATACAAAACCTATTCCATCTGCATTAGAATCTCGATAAAATTTTGCTGCAGTAGGAAATGTTGACCATGTACGCGCATCGTTTGAACGAGCTTCATTACCATCAATTTGATATGGGATTTTAGTGATTTTACCGTTATCTTTTTGTTCTGCTTTCCACAATATCCAGTTCGGCATATTGCGAAGTTCAGCAGGAATGTCGTTAAAGTTGTATGGGATTACTTTCATGTTGTCACCTTCATTCATTTTTGGGTATAAAAAAGAGAAGTCCGCCTAAAACAGACCTCTCTATGAAATTTTATTTAATCGTAGCCAATAACGATTGCCCACTCATTAACAAACTTGAACGGGTCATCAAAATGGAACGTCATCCTCACTTACTGTAATTGGACCACTACCTTGCGGCGCACCTGCAGTTGATTCTTTAAATCCAGTTACTTCTGGATATGTTTTTCCATTAGTGGCTACACGGTGACCAACTGTTACTACTAAGTGCTTACCGACTAATGTGTCTGCCCATTCCTTGTATGAGTTAAAATCCATTCCGTCTGGAAACTGTGCAGCTTTCGAAATTGCTTGGAAACGCCACATGGCTTTTTCCGTAACTGTGAAATTGTCAAATAAGATTTTTTGCCCTTGATGCGGTTGGTTAACATCGCTACGAATTTCATAATCCACAACAACTTGGTTATTACCTGTGCTAGCTTTTTTCATTTCATAATTGTGGACCGTAACTTCATAGTCACCTTTTGCTATTAATTCAAATCCGCCTTTTGCTTCTTCGTGGTTAATTTTAAACATTTAATTTTCCTCCTAGTTTTTCGATTAATGCGTCAACATAACGTGCTGGCATTTTCTCTAATTGCATATTCGATTTAAATTCCGCATCTGAAACAACCTTTGCCACCTCATCATCTGTGGAAGACAAAGTTCGGATTTTTTCAACATTGGCCACGCGTTCATTTTCTGCAGCTTCACGTCTAGCTCGTTCCTCTGCTTGTACATCAACGCCTAATTCAAGGTAACGATAAAGTTTTGAACCAATTTCATCAGTGATTAAAAATTCACCTTCAAACAAATTCGTAATATCTTTACTCACTCGCGCCATGTGGTCCATGCTAATAGAAAATACCGTGTCGAATTCATATTCCATATCATCTTTTTGAACTGGCTTCATACCAACCTTTTTCGGTACATTTTTACCTTCAACTAACTCAATGACGTAATCACTTTTTACTCGTAGTGTTGTAATCATGTGAACGTCTTGAGTAGTTAAACCTTTTGTTAGTTTGCTAGATTCAGGTGCAAGCTTGCCCCAATTTTGAAACGAGTTACCTTGCATACCACCATGCGTTTCAACCACACCGCCTTCTCCTTGCCATTGATGTGAAAGACTATCAATAATAATCACTTCACAACCTTGTTGCTTTAAGAGTTTAATAGCCATGTTATAGCGATCGGTATTAAAAGGTGGTTCAAAGTTGATATGCTTAAATGAACCGATTGTAATTCCGTTGTGAAGCTGACCGATATAAGTCAGCATCCGTTTATGCTCTGTGTCTGCTACGCCGATTTTCTTCCACACTTCTGCTTCTGGTAAATCAGGATGCGCTTCTTTCATCAGTCCGTATGCGAGTAGTAGTGAACTTAGTGACTTACCACTACCCGATGGACCTGCCATTCCTATTAAAGCCTTCTGCTTTTCGCGAATGCCATCAGTTACTTGCATGCCTTCCACACTCCTTTTCTATTAATATGGCAAGTCCTCATCAGGGACATCTTTTTTATCTGCAAATGGATCTTCGAAATCTGGCAAGTCTGTATTCACTTCTTCAATAGTTAATTGACCATCAGGAGCATCATCCTTTTCAGGACGCTTTTCCATTTCTTCCTTAGCGGTACTGTACGTACGCTCTAAATCCACTAGGTAATAAAAACCTTTTGAATTATGCTTTTCGTGGATTTTTTGCATCGTTAGCGCTTCATCCTGTTTAGCATCAGCAACGATTTCTTCTGCCTCTTTATGTGTATCTGCGTACCAACGTTCTTTTTGATTGAGTAATTTTTTAGCCATTCGTTACCTCCGTAGGGAAATTTAATACTGCATTAGAACCCAATAATTCAATTGCCTTTTTATCGTAAGCTTCAGCTGCTGCCATTTCTGTTAAATGTGAACCGCACCAATGTTTTTTACCTTTATGTTGAATCATGGCGTAATAACGTCCATCTTTTTTACAAACGCCACGATATTGACTTGTTGCACCACGTTGCTTTTTAACTTGATTAATGATTTTAAGAGGTACTTCTTTAATCACTTCTTTTTCGACCTCTACAACCTTTTCAACTTCGATTACTCTTGGTTCATCAACATAGATTTCTATATTGCCTTTTAACAGTGATGTAGGATTGAAGAAGATGCCTTTCACATGGCGTCCGTCCGTATGTTTATTAATCTCTTGAACGACTTGTGCAACGGATAAACGACTGACCAAAATGTTTAATACCTTTGTCATTACTAAACCCCCTATCGAATACTCAGTGATTGATTATCAACTAGTTGAGCACCTTCAATTTGCTCACCTGCTTTTAGTGCTTTAGCTAATTCTGCACGGCTGATTGTCTTCTCCACTTTGATAAACTGTGGAGGGATAGCAGCATCGTTTTCGATTTGTACTGACGTTGATTTACGGAAACTGAATGTGAATTTTTCCGTTTTCACTCGGTTGCCTTCCACAGTTAATAAAGTATCTGTCACATTTTCTTTAATGCGTGCAATGTTACTTTCCATTGATTTACGGCGATCAGCTAAACGTTTTTCCTCGGCTTTGATTCCTGCAATATCTGATTCAATGTTTTTCAATACCATTGCATAACCTTCTAACTTCTCACCGATTTCACCATGAATTTGCGATAAGGCTAGTTCGAAACCTTCTGCATTGTTTTCTTCAATGAAATTTTGAAGCATTTTGTATTGGTCTGTTAATTCGTAAAGAGTAGCCACTATTCATCCTCCTGTGGTACAATACCAGTGTCATTTAATAATTTTTTACGCTCGCCATTGGTTCCCGCCTTTGACGAGTTTTTTTGTGCCTCGATTTGGGCATTCTCTGCATCTTCGATGTCTTGCCAGTAATCTGATTCTCTGTCGTATACATCAGCGTGTGTATGGCCTATACGCATGGAATCACCTACCTTAATACATATAAAGCAGCTTCGGCTTCATTTTGAATTTCATTTATTAAGTCATACAGATCATCCTTCACTTCAATTGATTCAGCCCCATCTGCAAGCTTTATTATTTCTTCTAACTTGCTTTCTATTTCACTAATCCAATTTTCAGCTTGGGAAATCGCATCTTTTAAATCTCTTGTTCTATACATTTACTCATCTCCCCTCAATTATCAGCAGCACGTTTAACCGCCAATATTTTAAGCAACGTTGTATACAACACTTCACTTAGCGGTTGTCCATCAATACTGTGGATGTCCAATTTTTTCAACTGTTCAATGACTGCATTACGCTGTAATTGCTTACGCATAGTTGTCACGTTTCACAACCTCCAGTGCTGATTCAACACCATCAATGTAATCACTATGTTCCTTGTATTCTTTCACTAGATTAGGAAGTGCACTGTCACCAAACGGAAGTCCGTTATGAACCAAAACCTCCTGGATAATTTGTTCTCCTAAGTCCTTTAGATGGTCCCGCGAATCTACAAGGAGCTGGCTTAGGTCATCCACAATCCTCTTATTAGCATTAGGAAATTCGAGCGCTTCATTTAAATCCATAACGCTTGCATTTTCGGGGATATAACAAGCATGCTTGTTGTCGTAATGAGTTGTAACTTTACCGTCATTATCTAAAGTTTGAACGCTTGTTACCTGGCTTTCATGGATATTAAGACCAACAACTGATAATTTTGTACCTTTAACATTCAACACTGCTTTCATTTTTATTCCTCCTTATATTTCCTTTCTGTTAAACTATTGGTAGAAAGGTAGGTGATACATAATGAATTTAAGAGAAGCTAATTTCCCATTTAATGAGGAAACAGAATTAACTATGCTTTACTTAGAAAAACAAGATTTATCTGATTTAAGCCCGTCGCAACTAGTTGAAAAATACTTCGCAGTTTACGCGGAGATTAGAGAAAAACTACATGAAACTTATTAACAGCTTTTTAGTGCTTTAAAAATTTTTACCATCGCACTACTAATCATAGGTAATTCTGTTACATTAGATTTTTCTGAACGCTCTGCTAACAGTTCCAGCTGTTGGCGGAGTATTTCTTCGTTAGTAAGCTTTTTATTGTCTTCCACACTCATTCACTCTCCTTTCATAGATTGATAGTTTTATTTGTAACGCACTGCTACAGCTTTATTAATTGCGTTGCTAATCAAAGCTAATCGTTGCTCAATCGGTAATGCTAACCATTGTGCTACTTTGATTTTCATTTAACTCACCTGACTTTCAATAGATTTCACGTTGTATGGATCCGTTAAATCTTTACCTGTATTGCGAACCATAAAGTTATCAAGTTCTATAGTAGAAACTTTCATTCTTCCTAATTTAAGACCCTGCAACATTCCACTTTTAATCAATTCGTATACTTTGTTTCTATTGCATTTAAGCCTTTTCGCTACTTCGGCAACCTCTAAAAGCTCATTCAAGATCAATCACCTCTTTGTTAAATGCTCAGTATTTTACGGATATGCTTTACATGCTCCTGGGCTTTCGGGCCATCCTTTCGACCTCGGATAATATCCGATAAATACGCATTAGATATACCAACCATTTCTGCTAATTCCTTTTGACTCATTTTTCTTTTAAACAGTTCAGAACGAACTTGTACTCCTAAATATTCTGGCATAATGACACCTCGTTTCGTTAAAAATCATACCGTCATCGGCTCGGTATAACAGCGCTTTACTGAATTGGAAAATATTAAGCTAAATTATTTGCTAATATCGTTGACCCCAAATGACTTTTTTGCTATTATAAACCCATAGCTAAATAAGACTTTAAAAAGCCTGTAAACATTACACTTCATCCGTTCCCCAACGTTAAAATGTGTTTTGATAGGTTGTCTTTTTTGTACTCTTTTTAGCCAATAAATTAGCTTATGAACACAGTATAATGACTTTAAAGTTAGTTGTCAATCTATTAATGACTAAAAAGTTAATATTGTTTGATAAGCCTTGCGAAAGGTTGATATAAGTGAGTTTAGTGAAAAGAATAAAAATACTTTGCGATGAGAAAAAAGTAACTTTCGCAGAAGTAGAAAGAGAAATAAGCATCTCAAATGGTCAGATAAGAAGATGGGATAATGTATCACCTAAAAGTGAAACACTTCAAAAAGTTGCTGACTACTTCGATGTTAGTACTGATTATTTATTAGGTCGTACTGACAAGAAGCGTTACTACGATTTAACAGATAAAGACGAACTTTCTATCCAAAGAGAACTTAAAAAAATAATTAATGGTGAAGACGTAGACAATGCGTTTGCTGCTTTTGACGGAAGAATTTTAGATGAATTAGATGAAGAAGATAGAGAGTTGCTTATTGCATCGTGGGAAAATACTTTACGATTAACCAAAAGAATGGCTAAACAGAAATTTACACCTAAAAAATATAGAGATTAAAGTACGGTGGTGTTTTAATGGATATCAAAAAAGTTGTTGAACAATTAGTAAAAAAATATGGTACAAGTGATCCTTTTGAATTGGCTGAACTGCTCGGGGTAGTTGTTGTATCTGAATCATTAGGTTCAATATACGGCTATTACAGTAAATCTCACCGTACTAAAGTCATTCACATTAACGAGAATTTACCTTATGAGCAACAGTATTATACTTGTGCCCATGAACTTGGACATGTTATTAAACATCCAGAAGCGAATACCGCTTTTTTGAAAAAGCACACACTATTTTCAACTGACAAAATTGAAATCGAAGCTAATACATTTGCTGTTGAGTTATTGCTACCTGATGAATTATTTAAAGAACAAGGTTTTTGTTCTGCTTTTACCATCTACGATGTTATAGAAGAAAAGGGAGTTCCACTTGAACTATTACATTTAAAAACTGTAGATGGTAAAAAAATTTTACCCTAAGAAGAACAAACATTCCCATTAAAGGTGGTGATTAATAAAAGTGTTAAATATTTTAATAAATTTGGAAGGAGAAAGTCTATGCAAGGTGGCGTAAGAAAACGAGGAAACAAATGGTATTACTATTTTGAATTAGGATTAATCGATGGTAAGCGAAAAAAAATCGAGCGGACTGCTGAAGGTGCTCAAACAAAAGCTGAAGCAGAATCTGTATTAAGAAGAAAAATATTAGAGTATGAAAATGCAGGCACTGTTTTTAAACCATCCGAAATGACACTTCATGATTTTTTAATGTTTTGGCAAATTGAATATGTACAATTAAGGTTAAAACCAAATACGCAAGACAATTACCGCATAACAATCAAAAATCATATATTACCACATATCGGAAAATACAAATTAAAATCGCTTACTCCGCACGTATTACAACAGTTTTTAAACATGAAAGTACGTGAAGGGTTGGCAAGACAAACAGTAAGTATAATACAGGGAATATTAAATAAATCATTGAAGCAAGCTGTGTATCCATTTAAATATATTAATGAAAATCCGATGCAATATGTTGAATTATTAAAAGATAAGGAACGTAAACCAACTAAGGATGATTTAAAAATACAACCAAAAGAAAATTTAAGATTAATGAACGAAAGTATAACAGAAGATCATCCATTCTATTTACCATTTCATATTGGCTTTCATTGCGGAGTTCGAGTAGGAGAATTATGTGGGCTTGAATGGAAACATATTAATTTTGATGAAATGACAGTGGAAATTGAGCAGCAATTAGTTAGTAAAAGAATTACTGATGAAAACGGAAAGGATTATTATAAATGGATTGTAGGTTCACCTAAAACTAAATCTGGCTATCGAACTATCCCAGTCGGAAAATCCTTAATGGAGATATTAAAAAAAGCAAAAAAGAAACAAATTGCAAATCGATTAAAGTATGGAGAATTTTATCGCCAAGATCCTGATCATGATTTTGTTTGCAAAAAAGAAAATGGAGAACATTACACACCCGCTGTAATAAAGTATCAAACAAGAGAGTTGATTACAAACAAACTTGGCATCGCTTTTAATTATCACTCTTTAAGACATACCCATGCAACGATGTTAATTGAAAGTGGACAACCAATAAAAACAGTACAAAAAAGATTAGGACACAGCAGATCAGCAATTACTGAAGACCGCTATGTCCATTTAACTCAAAAGATGGCCAGGGATGCTGCCGATATTTTTGATTCCATCGCAAGAGATTTATAA